TCCGTCCCCGGGCATCTTTGCCTGCGGACCCGAATTCCACAATCCGAGCATAATCCACGTTAGTGCCCACGGCTACTTCCCCGGCCATGGGTTGCTGCTCTAATACTTCCATATGGATTGACCGCTCCAGGTTGCCAGTAACATACGGGCATTTGATCTTGGCATCGTTCTGCACTATCAGCCCCCCGGATTTGAGAGCAGTAACAATCACTCGCCCGCTTACAGCGCCACCAGCCGCTTTAAGCGCGGCGTGAAAGCTGGCGATATCCATGTCAATCGTGACAGGACCTTCGCTCATTCTACCACCTCTACTCGAAGTCTGGTTGACGCGGCATTGCCATCGTGCTCCACAGCCAAGATATTGTAGTAGACGCCATCAACCAAGATTCGCATTTCTACGGTGATCGTTGGCTCGTAGCTTCGCACTGCAATCATGTGGGAGCCTATAGCCACGGTCTGGTCAGGGCGTCGATCCTCTTTGCCGCTGACCGGCGATACTCTGCACCATATGGTCAGGAAGTCGGCCCATGTGGGCAACGGCTCTCCGTAGGAATCTAGCGCCATCGTGGCATCCTGAACAGTACCCACCGACGGGTAGAAGTTGTATAGGTTCTCCAGCATCCTCGGGTGAATCAAAGTCACCGGAGGGCCTCCTTCCAGATCCGCTCGCGCGCGCTGAAATCATCGACAACCCACTCTGCGATGTCGAAGGATCCGCCGGCGTCGGCCGCATCGTCGTACTCTGCGGACGTGCGGAGTTTGGCCGCCCTGGCCAGCAGTGCTGCGGAGACAGCCGGCCCGTTGGTCGTCAGGTCTAGCACCCTGATAGCCTTCTGGACATACGCCTCAGAAGATGCCAGCGTTTCCAGGCAGCCAGCAGTCCCACGCTTGACGTTGTTACCCTCCATCGTGAGCATAGCCGTGATCTCCTCGTCTGAGAAGAACGCGTCCGCCTCTACCCGGTCTGGGATTAGCAGTCTGACCAGCCCCACGCTCGTAGCCACGTCGTAAGTATACGCCATCAGCTCCTCCAGGCGTTATTCTGGCATCCCTGGCCAGCCAACGAAGCACCGGCCAGGGTTCTTCGCACATCCTCACGCATGACTATGATTGCGCTGCCACTTGTGAGTACGTGTATCGCGGGTCAAGTGGAGTCCCGCCGAAGATATGCCGAACTCGATAGAAAATGTTGTCGGTGGCGAAGTCGCCAGTGAATGCGTTGATCGCTGCGATGCCGCCGAGTGCTACTTTGTCGCTGGCTTTCATGCAGATTTCGGGCTGTTCGTAGCCGGACAGGAAGTTCATCTCGATTGCCGCACCCTCTGCAGGAGCTCCAAACACGTACCAGGTCCAGTTGCCACCGACCAGGTCACGAATCGGCAAGTACGGATCCACGTGAAGCTGGATGCCGTACTGAGCGACCACGTTTGCTGTTGGCAACGGAATAGCGGCGGCGGCCGTGGCCGCGTAGGTCTTCAGAGCGCTAGTCAAGATCGACCGCGCGATGAACTCCAGGGCAGGCGGGACAACCAGGTGTACGCCGCGAACCAAGATAGGCTCACCATTTGGGTCAGTCTGTGCAGACATCAGGGCTAGCGTGGTCTCCAGGTTGGCGATAGTCAGGGGCAAAACCCCCAGGTTGACCACGTTCTGGCCGTCTACATCGGCGATTGGAGCGCCGTACAGCCCCGCGTTGGGAGCGGCCACGCCAGCATACAGACTCGTAACAGCCCTGCTCACTGACCGGCTGGCAGCCACAGCGAACCGCGAGGGCAGATCACTGAAAGCGCCCATCGCGTCGTTGATGACTGCCTCAAAGGAGATATCGAACTGGCGGCCGTACTTCTTCAGCTGGACATTGTACTCACCAGTCCCCGATTCCACGACCAGATACTCTCCCTTCTCCACAACCTCTGGCAAGAGATTGTCCTGGCCGTACACTTTGTGGCGCTCGTGTACGTTGAAGTTGGGCAGATTGCCCACCTTGCAGTAGGCCCTCCACATCTCCGGGATAGCCTTCCATCGCGCTAGCATTTCCCTGTCGATCGCCGTCCCGAACAGTGTCGGGAAATCAGAAGTGGTGATCACCTCCTGAAGTAAATAAGTGCGCCGGTGGGCCGGCATCCTCGCAGTGTTTGCGATAAGATTGATCAGGCTGGCCACCCCTGCGTCGTTCTGTGAATCAGAACCAACAGGGACGTACCCGCCCCAATTCTCCATCACTTGCAGAAATTCAGGCATTTTAGCCTCCTTCGTGGGTTACCAGCTCGACCGAATCAGCTCCAATAGCCTGGCCTAGCTGGTCTAGGGTCATTGCACCCTCCGGGTTGATTACGCCTGCCTTGGCTTTGGCTACAGCCTCCGCCGTGGCGATATCCCGTCGGTATTTCTCAAGCTCTGATAGTCCTCCTTCAAGCTGAGCCACAGCGGACTCGATCTCTCTGATCCGCTGTTGGCTCGCCTCGATGCCGCGTGAGAGCTGGAGGTGTTCATACGCCAGCACGGCGATCTCCTGCTCCAGTCGTGTCTTCCGGGTCAGCCGGTTCTTTTCAAGCATAGATTGACTCCTCAGGGTGCGTTGCTCATGCCGAGATAGTAGACCGTGCCGTCAATGGTGCACTGGAGCGATCGTGTCAGCCCAGCCACCCAGGCATTATGCGCCTGGTTCTGTACCGCGCTCAAAGTGTTGAACGCGAATACGTTGTCGGCCGTGTCTCTTCCAGTAGCTTCACCAAGGTTGGCAAAGCAATGGATGGCGTGCTGCGATGTGCCGTAGTCTGTGGCGGCTCCGGCTGCGAACAGCTCAGTTATGCCACCGTAGATCGTACCGGCCTGAGCCTTGTTGCTTGCCAAGAACGTACCACGGAGCCCAGCCGCCTGACCAGCGACCTCTCCGTCGTCACCGAACTCGATGCCGAAGTGGCCACCGTGAACGCTACCGGCGCCGGCTGTGAGGTGATTGATCACCGTACGGCCGCGCACCGCTTCGCCTTCAGAAACCCCAGTCAGCTCAAGGTTGTGATAGGCACCGCGAATGGTGCCTGTGCCTGACGCCTGATAGCGGTACTCTCTGAAGATGTGGTCGGCCAGTGCGCTGACAAATGGCACGGCTCCGGTTCCTACCTTCTCCTCAGCGTCGTCTGGGTCCCAGTGGACCTTGACCGCGACGACGTCGGTATCGCCCGCGGCAACATCGCCCAGGGCGTACCCAAAGTGTTGGTGCGTGTTCTTGTTCATCATCTTGCTGAGGATCAGCGTGGTCTTGTTGACGTACAGTGCATCTCCGGGAGCGATAGCGCTGTCCCCCCAGTCATTTTCTGCCAGGGCACTGAGAAACCAGATACCCTCCGTGTCGATTGAAATGAAATCAGTGGCCGCTGCAGCGCTCAGGAGCGCCACCCCGATGATATCCTCACCGAGTAGGACTGGGTCACCCTTGTCAACGAACCCGTCAGCCGGGTGCGAAGGGTGCGCCAGTAGCGATTCTTCGATGGTTATGTGTCGGCCTTCATACGTGCTGGAAATCTCTGTTCCAGCGGTGCGTCCTGTTGCAAGATACATTGCAGGCATTGTTGATTCCTCCTCTGGTTCTTGTGGACCGACCATCAGATCGGTTCCTTAACGGCCCTGAGCAGCTGCAGTCGCCATCTGCTCGGCCTGCGCTTCTGATTCCCCGCGCTTCAAGTACAAATTCACAAACGCCTCTTTGAGCTGCGCCTTCCCATCGCTCGGGTCAGGGCGGCCCAGGTCGCTCACCTTGCCGCCAGAAACACCGGCAATCTTGGTAAGATACTCCAACTCTGCAGCCACTGTCGCATCGATGCTCTCTTTGAAAGCAGCCTCATCGATCTTGCCATCCTTGACCAGCGGGCGAGCCGCCAGTGTCTTGGTCAGACGCTCACGCGTCAGATCCGGGATGTTGGCTGGGAGCGATGTCAGCACGAATGCCTCCGCCGCTCTGAACAATTCAGCTTCGCGTAGCCGTCCGGCCTCTTCCTGCAGTGTTGCCAGTTCCTCAGCAATCGCCACATTCGCCGCCGTCAGGGTCGTGTTGGTCTCCGTCAAGGTCGTGTTGGCCTCAGTGAGTTTCTTCTCTGTTTCCATGCTCATCTTTACTACCTCCGTATGGGTGCGTGCGGACTCAAAGAGTTGCACGATTTGGCCGCCAGCGCCTGGCTCAGTCACAAAATCGACACTGTGCGCGCTGACGATCCGCTCAACGATAGCCCCGTCCTGGCCTTCTGCACTTCCTTTTGTGGCCTGGCCCAGGGCCCGGATACTGACACCAATATGCGGTGCCAGCTCCTCGATGTGTGCTCGGTAGGGTTCAAAAACAACCGCCTCAGCATACAAGCCGGGCCCTGCAGCACCCTGCGGCTCCCACCGCGCGTCGCCTGTTAGCTCTGCGGCCAGGTCCCGAAGGTCGCGCTCGGGTCGCTCCACGGCCTCAGTAGCGGTCGGGTGATTCCAGTACATCTTCAGCCCACTTGTGAACGCCTCCGGGCCGTCACGCTCCAGAACGTCCGCCGGGTAATAGCCACTCGAACCCCAGCCAGGCTGGATCAACTTCAGCGGAATCGTATTGTCAGGGCCCAGGCTACGCTCGAGGAGCGGCACGAAGCCTCCGGGGAAAACCGCGCCCTCAGCTACTGGCGTGTAGGTCCGCTGTGCGATTACTTCCGCAGGAGCACCCAACGTCACCTTGCCCTCAGCGTCGATCTCGTAGGTTCTGCGGTACGTTGTGCCCTCGCGATCGGACTCGTAGACGCACCAGCCATCGTAAACATCGCGCACCCAGACGCCGAAGGCTATTTCGTCGGGCGACGCATTTGCCGGCTGGATCGCCGCGCCGAGTATATCGCGGATATCGCTGTGGCTCAATTCTGTGCCGTTGACCACGACGGCCTCTTTGACTGTGGAAATGCCACGTAGCATCGAACCTGTCCACGTCTTCAGTGCT